ATATGATATTGTTGCTAAAATATCTAGCTCATTTGCAGAGGCCGTTTACGAAAAAATTCTTTCTGAATACGAGCTTGAGCGTTTAAAAAATCCTAAAGATGATGCGGATGTTGAGCTTCTTAATGGATTTGATCCAGAAATTCAAAAACAAATTAAAGGTAAGCAATATTTTAGAGATGGTTTGAAAATGAAACTTGATCCAAAGTATTTGCTTTATTCTTTTTACAAAAAACAAGATTACGAGCCATTTGCAGTTCCTTTTGCTTATCCTGTTCTTGAAGATATTAACGCAAAGATTGAACTAAAACGCATTGATCAAGCAATTGCCCGCACTGTAGAGAATGTAATTCTTTTGATTACGATGGGAGCGGAGCCAGATAAAGGCGGTATTAATCCCGCGAATATGACTGCCATGCAAAACTTATTTATGAATGAAAGCGTCGGTCGCGTTCTTGTTTCAGATTATACAACTAGAGCGGACTTTGTTATCCCTGATTTGAAAAAAGTTGTAGGTAGAGAAAAATACGAAATTCTAAACGAAGATATTAAAGAAGGTTTGATGAACGTTATGCTCGGAAACGAAAAGTATAATGGTCAAAGTGCGAAAATTAGCTTTTTCATGGAGCGTTTAAAAGAAGTTAGAAATGCATTTCTTAACGATGTTCTTCAGCCAGAAATTATTCGCATATCAAAAGATTTAGGCTTTCGTTCTTGGCCAACTGCCAAATTTACTGAAATTGATTTGAAGGATGAAACTCAATACATGAGAACAATCAGTCGTTTAATGGAGATTGGTGTTCTTACTCCAGAACAAGGTATCGAATCAATTAATAACGGCAAACTTCCAGACCCAACTGACCTCGCGCCCGCGCAGCAAAAGTTCGTCTCGGATAGAGAAAAAGGATATTACAATCCAATTGTTGGTGGAGTTCCAATGATTCAATCAGAATCTTCTGATCCTACAGCGGCTGCTCCAACTGCTGCTCCGACACAATCTGGAGCAGGAAGACCTTTAGGGGCTACAGCATCAAGAAAAGATATTCAAACAACAATTTACGAGATAGATGCTTTTATGAAAGCAGCAGAGGATTTCGCTGCTAAAAAATTTGCCGTAGCTTCTTTAAGCGAAGAGCAAAAATCAAATATAGTAAATTTATGCAAGAAGGTTATTGCATCAAGTTCAAGACAAGATTGGGTAACAAATGTTCAAAAGTGCATGGCTAATCTTGATGAAATTGAAAGATTGCAACCAATGAAATCTGTTCTTGATACAGCTGACGAATTTTTACTCGATGAATATTCTGCGGCCATTTTGCATCATTCTGCTGTAAAATAAAATATGGCATTCAAGTATAGCACGATTTTGGACAATGTTGCTGTCGCTTGTTATGGTATTTCGGACGAACGTTTTAAAATCTCCAAAGCTTCTTTGGATGAATTAAAAAAACTTTCTCCAAAAATAGATTTTGAAGATAATCCTGATCTTCTCGGGGTTTCTTTTAATCTCGCCGTTCCAAACATGATCAATAACAACGGCGATGGTATTTCTGGCGCTACTGCATCAAAGATTGCAAAGCGTTTCATGAATAAGTATCTTAATATTGAACACAACAAAGAACGTGTAATCGGACACATTACAAATTATTCTTTCAATAGAATTGGAGATAATAAATTTTTAACAGAAGAGGAAGTTGGTAAAACTCTTGATCCTGTTTATCTATCAGTTGCCGGTGTTATTTATAAAACTGTTGACAAAAAATTTACATCGTTAATGCTAAGAAATTCTGATCCAAAAGATTCTTTTTACAATTCTATTTCTGCGAGTTGGGAAATTGGTTTTAGTAATTATTATTTAGCAGTTGGAAGTCAGTCTTTAAAAGAGGCTGATATTATCACAGATCCAAAACAAATTCAAGAATTTTCTCAATTTTTAAAAGCAAAAGGTGGAGCCGGTAAATTAAAAGATGGAACTCCGGTTTACAGATTAATAGTTGGAGAGATTTATCCTTTAGGCGGGGGTTTCACAACTAATCCAGCCGCGCAAGTCAATGGTGTTGTAGCATTTGAAGATGCTCCGTCATTTTCTGTTCAAGAGGACGAAAAGAAAAATGAAGAGGTTGAAGCTAATGAAAATTGCATCGAAGAAGTCAGTGCATTTTTAACGAATAAAAAATCAAATTCCATTTTACAGATAAAAAATGTAAAAACAATAAACCATATGGACTTAGAAAAACTTATCACAGAGTTAAAGTCTGCTCTTCTTGAAAAGAAATTTGGCGAAGAGGCTGTCGCTTCAATGACCAGCCATTTCGCTGAAGCTATCAAACAGAAGGACGCAGAGTATCGCGACTCCATTGCAGCTGAGAAGGCCGCTAAAGACAAAGCCGAGAAGCTTTACAATGAGACAGTCGCTTCAGTAGAATCAATGAAGGCAGAACTTGCCAAAACACAAGAAGAGCTTAATAAAATTAAAGAAGCCCAAGCGCAAGAAGAGGCTGTAGCTCGTCTTAATGCCCGTGTTGGTGAACTCGACGCCGCTTATGAACTCAACGATGACGACCGTAAACTTATCATTGGCGAAGTTCAAGCTCTTGAGGCGACAGAAGAGGCTTTTGCTTCTTACAAAGAGAAGTTCGCTACCGTATGGAAGCACAAGAATAAAGAGTTTATCAAAGCCCAAGCCGCCGAGATTGAAAAGAAAATCTCTGAGCAAGTTGAGGCTCGTCTTAAAGAAGTCAGCAAAGCTTCTGCCACTGCCGAAGTAAAGGTAGAGGAAGAGAAAAAGGCTGATGTCGCTGCCGCATTAGATAATGCTACAGCCACCAATAAGGCCCCCGATAGCAAAATCGCTGTCGAGCAGTCTTTCCGTGAGAAGTTCGCAAAAGCTTTCTCTCGCGAAAATATTAGCGTAAGCTATTCTAAATAATAAAAATTAACTGTAACAAACAATTAAAGGACAACTAATATGGCAAATCGTCTCCTACCATTCCGTCAATACGACGACAATGATGTGGTAAATATGTACGCTCTCGTTGACGCAGCTGTCAACGAAAACGTAACCGGCGTTGGAACTGGTGACGCAGGAGTCTTCGTTAAAGTTTCCGCTGGCAACTTTGACCTTGACCCTGTTTCATACGCTTCCGACTCTTATCTCGGCAAGACCGACTTCCCTCATGTCGGTGTTAATCAATACCCCAAGGTAAATCTTAAAGTTACTCCAGCCGCCTCTGGCGACTTGACTAACTGCCTTGGACTCACACTCCGTCAAACTGCAAAGTTTGACGAGAACGGTGAAAAACTTCTCTATTATCGCCAGAAGGCTGAAGAGCTTATGTGCGTACTGCCCGGCCAAGCCGTTCCAGTCGCTACTCGCGGTATCTTCACCCTCTCTGCTAATGCGATTGACGGAACTCTTACTGTCGGTTCGGGCTTCAAGCTTTCCGAAAACGGCGGCAAGATCACTGGCTGCGCCCACACTGATGACGGTAAACTCGGCATCGTTCTCGGCACAGGTTCACGCACCTCGCTCACAAGCGTTACTGACGCTTATGCAGGTAACTTCGCAGTAATCGGTCTGCGCATGTAATAAGAAAGGAAACTACTTAAATGAAAATCACATTAAAGCGCACCCCAGAACAGATTGAGCTTATCAAAGCAATGGCTAGTCGCAATCGCACTGTTGCTTATGATGCTCAAGTCGCACTCGCTGAGTTCATCGGACCCGTTCTTGCAGAGGTTATTAACAATGCTCCTACACTGAGCAATTTGTTCACCAGCCTCTCATACAACGCTGATGATAATCCCAGCATTCCTCTCGACCTGTACTACGACGTAACTGACGAGGACTACATCACTGTATACTCACAGTCCGTAGCTGGTGGTCTTCCCACCAATCAGGTTCTCCCCACAGTCTCCGAGATGAAGCTGACCACCTACACACTGGACAGCGCCCTCTCCTTCGACCGTCGTTATGCTGCAAAGCATCGCATGGACGTTGTAGCTAAGACATTCACCCGTATGGCACAGGAAATCCTGCTCAAGCAGGAGCGTACTTCTGCCACATTGGCCATGACTGCTCTCGCTAACGCAGAGACAAACAGCAAGAAACACGTTCAGCGCGCTAACGTTGCTGGCCGTTTCCTTCTCGCTGACCTTAACGAACTCCTCACTCTGGCAAAGCGCATCAACACATCATGGGCCAAGGGAACACCTGCCTCTGGTTCACGCGCTGGCCTGACTGACCTTCTGGTTTCCCCAGAGGTCACCGAGCAGATTCGTGCTATGGCTTATAACCCAATTAATACCAAAGGCTCTCCCTCCGTAGCTGGCACCGCCGGTAACGGAAGCGAGAACGGTATCGCCGCTACTGATGAAATGCGCACAGCTATCTACAATAGCGCTGGTATCCCCAGCTTCTACGGTGTTAATATCCTTGAGTTCAATGAACTCGGTATTGGCCAGAAGTTCAACACCATCTTCGACACAGCTGCTGCGTCAACAAACTATACAACAGCTGCTGGAAGTGGCTCCGCTCAGTTCAACGGTTCTACAACAGAAATTCTTGTTGGTATCGACCGCAGCCGTGACTCACTGCTCCGCGTCGTAGCAACAGATCCAGATTCGAACTCTGAGTTCAATCTGGTTGCTGATGATCAATACAGCATCCGTCAGAACAAGATCGGTTACTTCGGCTCCCTTGAGGAAGGCCGTGTAGTTCTCGACGTTCGCGCCCTCGTAGGCAAGATCGTCTAAGGTTAAAACCTTCTAAAGAACCCGCCTCGAAAGAGGCGGGTTTTTTATTTCATTTATAAAATAGAAAAGTGTAAATGTTACGATAGTATTTACTATGGAAATCTCAACTGGACAATCTACTGAAGTTGGCAAAGCGAGCTTATTAGAAGAGCTTAATACTATCAATGATAAAAATTCGCCAGAATATCGATCAAAAGTCAAAGAATTAGAAATTATCTTAGGTATTAAAGAAGTTAATGTTTTTGGCACAGCTAATCGTAAAATTTTTGAAGAAAATCTCGACGCTATGACCCAGTTACAACTTCAAGATTTTGCCCGTAAACTTAAAGTAGATACATCAGGTAGCATGGCGGCTATCAAAACCCGTCTTTTGCGTCAATTTGATACTCAGAACGTACAATCTAGAGGTTACTTTTCTCCCCAACCGCAGACTAAAGAACTGTTCACAAAAGAACAAAAAGAAAAAATGATGAAAGTTTTAAATGGCTAACATCGGACAAATAGCTAGTGGTATATTCTTTTATGAGTTTGATGCGGATACGTCTCAAACTAATATAAGCGTCATATCTGGTTGGCTACAGGCCAATATAGGAGAATTAAATAATTTAATTTATACTTCTCATAGCGGCACTGGAATTGATTTAAGTACAGAAGAAATTGATATTTTTAAGCATCTCTATCTTTCTCATTTTTATAAAAAGAAGTCTAGAAATGCGATAAAAACAATTGGAAGCACATCTCCATCAGGAAATATCGTTTCAGTTTCAGACGAAGATTCTTCTGTCACATTTATAAATAGCAACGAAGTTAGCAAACAATTTAGAGCTTTATCTAAAGATCATTTAGAAGAGATGAATAAATTAGTTTATGCATATAATTTTTATAAAGCTGCTCCAACTCAAGTTGTAGCTAAAACAATGGTTAGTGATGTTTTAACTCTTACTGGAACAGGCGCATAAGAAATAGATAATAATTATTTTTTTACTTTATCTTTAAGGCATAGTTTTGTGTAAATTTAAAAGGGAAAAGGCGCAACTATGTCCGCAGCAACTTATAATATTTCTATAGAAAGGAACGCCACTTTTGATGTTAGTTTGGCGTTAAAAGACGGCAATGGAACAGCTATTGATGTTACCAATGCGACTATAGACGCTGAGATAAAACAAGATTATTACTTCCCTGCTATTGTTTCATTTACGGTAACTAAAATTACCCCAGCCTCTGGAATTATCAAACTTTCTTTAACGGCGAATCAAACTGCTAATTTGCACGTTGGTACGTTGAAGTATGACGTTTTTGCGCAGTATTCAAATGGAGTTATACAAAAAATTTTAAAGGGTACTGTCTCAGTAGAAGAAAACATTACAACTCTATAACACCATGTCTGAAATTGTAGTGGTAGAAGTTAGCAGTCAAACAGGAGTTATAGAAGTAGTAGAAACTGATTTCCTGCTTCATAATTCTTCTATTGACTTACAAGGTGGAGCAAGTGGACAATATTATCACTTAACAAGTGGACAGTATGCTAATATTAGTGGACTTATTGAAAATAATTTTGATCCGAGTAACGATGTTTATTTCGAAAAAAATGTACATGTAAGTGGAACAGTTTTACAAGGAACTGGATACAATAATTATTTAACTGGATTAAGAGTAATTTCTGATGGAAATTTTTCAACGAATGGTGACGCTCAATTTTCAGAGTATATCTTAAAAAGAGAAACTACAGATGCTTCAACATACGAATTGCAGTTTACAAATACATCAAAAAAACTTTCATTACCAGACAATACTTCTTGGTACTTTAAGTTAAGGGTGATAGCAAAAGATACTTCAAATAATACAGCAATATTTAATATTGATGGTGCAATTAAAAAAGGCGCTAGTGCAGGTTTTACGCAAATCGTTGGTAAATGCACTGTTTTAAATATTGTAGACGAAATAGGCACTGGAGGCGTTTCAGTTTCAGCAAACACTTCATATGGATATCTACAGGTAGATGTCGTAGGAAAAGCCGCAACAACAATTCATTGGGTTGGCTATCTAAATTTAGTAGAGGTAAAATAGAAAATCGTGTAAATTATTATAACGGGAGAATTTAAAAATGGCAATATATTATACAGGAGTAACCAACGGTAACCAGATCGATTTCAGAACTGGTGACGCTTCAACAGTAGCAGCTGACGTAAAGCAGCACTTTATAGAACAGAGCGTAACTGGTAATACAACAGGTACTACTCCAAGCAATAAAGCCGTTTTTGATTTTGGTACTGGATTATCAGGGTATTTGTATACAAATGCCGGTGGCCTTTATCAGTTGTCAGCTTTATCAACTGGGACTGATATTGCAGCTATCAATTTAACAGGCAGAGTTAGTGGACTTTCTTTCGTAGATAGCGTCACAATTTCTGGTGGAGAAGGATTAGATCTTTCTGTTTCAAGTGATGCGATTGTTTTATCTCATACAGATACTTCTAGCGTAGCTGATCTTTCCGTTAATGCTGCTGCTGGATCTGCAATTACTGGAATTAGTTTTACCTATGATACTTTTGGCCACGTTTTAAGTGCAACTGGTACAACAGCTGTTATTGTTCGCGATCAAATTCAAAGCGGAGTAACAACTACTGCTCCTAGTGAAGCTGCTGTTCACAATCTCTCTGGAATGCTGAGACCTCTCATTAATCAAGCTCTTGAGAGAGATCTACAAAGCGTAACAAATAGCGGAAGCGGAACAACAAATGGAATCATAATCGGAAAAGATCTTATTGTAAGTGGTGATGTTACTTTAGGTAGTGATTCTTCTGATACAGTTACTATAAATGCTGGTCCGGTTGTTTTAGTAAATGCAGTTACTGGTTCTGATGGTCTTGTGTTTGGTCCAAATGATACTGGAAAAGTTTCTCTCTATAAATCAGACGCAAATGTTTTAAGACTTGATGGTGGATTGGTAATTACAGGTAATCTTACAGTTCAAGGTACAACAACAACAATTGAAAGCAACATTGTTTCTGTCGGAGATAGCATTGTTCTCCTCAATGGAGATTTTACTGGATCTGCTCCAAGTGAAAACGCAGGTATTGAAGTTGAGCGTGGAACTCAAACCAACACATTATTGATTTGGAATGAGGGGACAGATCGTTGGACATTCACCAACGATGGTTCAACTTATTATAACATACCAGTTACATCGGAATTAACTTTGGATGCGACCACGACAAATGGAGCGTCAACATCAAATGATATTGTAGTTGGTGGAATTACGGTTTCTGGAGCCGCTCAAGCAAAGTCTGATCATTTTGTGGTCTATTGCAATACTTCAAATTCTACAACAACCGAGATGTTCTTAAACGGAACAAATGGTAGAATAACTTTGGCCAGCAACAGTGCTGTTGCATTTAAAGGAAATATTACAGCTTTTGATTCAGCTAATGCGAAAGCGGCTTCTTGGTCTTATAACTGTCTCGTCGCTAATAAAGCAGGAAACACTGCTTTAGTTGGCGCGGCTCACGTTATAAAATTAGGCGACGATTCAAATGGTGTTTGGGAAGTTTTTGTTGATGGAGACAACACCAATGATTCGTTAAAATTGCAGGTTAAAGGAGAAAATGCAGCGAATATTAAGTGGACAGCGAGTGTAATAAGCTCAGTTGTTTCTTAATATTTAGCAAATTAAAATTAACATAAAAGGAATATGGGCAAGTACTATTTAGGCACAGGCACTTCTCAGATTAACTTCCAAGTAGTTGATGCTACTGGGGTTATAAATGATCTTAATTTAAGTGGCTTGTACTTAAGTACAACTGGCAAAGCAGCCGATTCTGATAAATTAGACGGTTTTGATGGCTCGTATTATTTAAACGCTAATAATATTACTGGCGCTTTTACTGGAATTGTTACGGGAAACAGTGGAGTTTTTAATTCAATAACTTTTAATACTGGATTAGGGCTTGTTTCTAATCCCGCCCAGCTTTTATGGAATGATGATCAAGCTTCTTTAGAATTAGGTTTACTTGGGGGAGCCACAACTAATTTAGGGCAAGATTTAGTAGCTTATGTCAGAAATGCTGAAACGGGAGTAATTTCTAAAGGCGAAGTTGTTTACTTGTTTGGTGCGCAAGGCGATAAGGCCACAGTAAAATTAGCTTCAAATCTTTCTGACGCAACTTCGTCAAAAACTCTTGGTGTTGTAATTGAAAATATCGCTGCTGGACAACTTGGTTATGTAAAAAGCGTTGGCGTTGTAGACGGATTAAGTCTTGCAGCTTATAATGATGGCGATATTCTTTGGCTAGGAACAACACCTGGTTCACTAACTGTAACAAAACCGCAAGCGCCATATCATATGGTGTTCATTGGTGTTGTTGAAAAAGCTAACAATGGAAATGGCCAACTCTATGTAAGAGTTCAAAACGGTTATGAGCTAGAAGAGCTTCATGACGTTAAGATAATTGCACCAACTGATAATTCAATTCTCGCTTATCATACTGGATCTGGAGTTTGGCACAATACTGACCTTCTTGAATTAAACGGAACTGGTCAGCATTACGTTTCTGGTTCTTTTAATGTTGGGGCAACATTATCCGCAGAAGCTATCGTAAGAAACGTTTCAATAGAAACAACAAATTATCAAATTACAACTGACGATGATGTTGTTGTTATAAATTCTTCATCTTCGTCAACAGTTACTCTTATCGCTGCTTCTTCTAATGCTGGTAGACAATTTGTAATTAAAAACAAAGGCAGTGGACAAGTTATAATTGATGGAACTTCTCTTGGTCAGATTGATGGATTAAATAATTATTATTTACCACAATATACTTCTGTTACTTTAGCTAGCGATGGAACCACTTGGAATATCGTTGCTTTAAGCGGTTTGAATGGTACTTCTGGAATTAGTGGAACAAGTGGTACTTCTGGATTAAGCGGGTCTTCTGGGACAAATGGAACTTCTGGAACGAGTGGGACGAATGGTACAAGCGGTACAAGTGGCTCTAATGGCACAAGTGGTACAAATGCAGTTAGCGGTATAAGTGGTACAAGCGGTACAAGTGGCACAAGCGGCTCTAACGGTACAAGTGGAACAAGTGCTGTAAGCGGTATAAATGGCACAAGCGGTACAAGCGGTACAAGTGGTGCAAGCGGCTCTAATGGCACAAGCGGTACAAATGCAATTAGTGGCACAACAGGAACAAGTGGTACAAGCGGCGCAAGTGGTTCTAATGGTACAAGTGGTACAAATGGAATTAGCGGTACAACTGGAACAAGTGGTACTAGTGGTGTAAGTGGCTCTAATGGTACAGGTGGAACAGCTGGTACAACTGGCACAAGTGGAACTAGTGGTATAAGTGGAATTAATGGTACAAGTGGTACAAGTGGCAATTCTAGCGGAACAACTGGTGCAAGTGGTACTAGTGGAATAAGTGGCTCCAATGGAACAAGCGGAACTGGAGGCGCAAGCGGTACAAGCGGAGCTAGTTCCACAAGTGGAATAAGTGGCTCTAATGGAACAAGCGGTACTAGTGGAGCTTCTAGTGGCACAACCGGAACAAGCGGTACAAGTGGCGCTAGTGGTTCTAATGGTACAAGCGGTACAAATGCAATTAGTGGTACAACCGGAACAAGTGGCACAAGTGGCGCAAGCGGCTCTAATGGTACAAGCGGTACAAGTGCAATTAGTGGAACAGCTGGTACAGTTGGTACAAGTGGAACAAGTGGCGCAAGCGGTTCAAATGGAACTTCTGGCACAAGTGGAAATTCTAGCGGAACAACTGGAACAAGCGGTACAAGTGGTGCAAGCGGTTCAAATGGAACTAGCGGCACAAGCGGCGCATCTAGCGGCACAACTGGTGCGAGCGGCACAAGTGGCGTAAGCGGCACAACTGGAACAAGTGGCACAAGTGGAGGAAGTGGTTCTAATGGTACAAATGGCACTAATGCAGTTAGTGGTACTAGTGGTACTGGTGGAACTAGTGGAACAAGTGGCGCTAGTGGTTCTAATGGCACAAGCGGTACAAGTGGAAATTCTAGCGGTACAACCGGCACAAGTGGCACTAGCGGTGTAAGCGGCGCTAATGGCACTAGCGGTACAAGCGGAGCATCTAGCGGAACAACTGGTGCGAGCGGTACTAGCGGTTTAAGTGGCACAAGCGGTGCAAGTGGCTCTAATGGTACAAGCGGCACAAATGGCATCAGCGGTACAACTGGAACAAGTGGCACAAGTGGCGCAAGCGGCTCTAATGGTACAAGCGGTACAAACGCAATTAGTGGTACAACTGGAACAAGCGGTACAAGTGGTGCAAGCGGTTCAAATGGAACTAGCGGCACAAGCGGCGCATCTAGCGGAACAACTGGTGTGAGCGGCACAAGCGGTGTGAGCGGTACAAGCGGGGCAAGCGGCTCTAACGGAACTGCTGGTACAAGCGGCGCAACAAGCGGTACATCAGGCATAAGCCGCACTAGTGGTTCAAGTGGTACAAATGGTGTTAGCGGAACAAGTGGCATTTCTGACGGCACATCAGGTACAAGCCGCACCAGTGGAACAAGCGGCACAAATGGTACTAG